CCGACCTTGACACGCACTGCATATCCGTTGCCGGTGTTGATGATTTCAAGAATGCGCGGGTCTTCCGGCCCACCTGAGCCTGAATACTGGCCCCATCGACCTCCATGTTCGGCAATTGCTTGATCCACCGCGCTACCAATCTGATCCCTGGTGTAATTCGCATAGTGCTGATCCAACTGCGCTGCCACCTGGGGATCCCATTGGTAATTTCCACCGAAGCTGTCAGGGCCAGCACCGCCGCCACCTGATGCAATTCCGCCGGGTGGAGCGTAACCCTGGAATGTCGGAGCGCCGGGTTGACTTCCCGCTTCGATCATGAGCCAAATCTGATACGGGTCTGTCTTGCCGCCGAATTGCACAGTTGAGCCAGGGAACGGCCCTGGATTGACAGGTGCCTGACCAGACGGGTCGGGAATTCGTCTACCTTCTCCGATGGCGACGAATGTAATTGTGTATGAAATGCTGTGAGTCTGATCGTCGCTGTCGTGGGAGAAGTCCCAGTTTTCAGGAATTACAAATTTCACCTGTTCGAAGACGCCGGGAACGTTCAACGTCATTCCCGCTTCAGGTGGATCATCGTTCAGGACATTGATTAGCTCGGCCATGTTGTCCTGCGCCGACAAGCCAGGAAATACGCCGGTCAACTCGATACGAGCTTCGTCCCTGTGAATTACCTGAGCGTCTACATATTGGTCACCGATGTAGTGATGCAGAGCAAGTGTGGAATTTCCTGTCCGGCGAAATCCCTCAGTCGGTACCGGCCAAATGAAAACGAGACGCCCTGAGTCCAGCCACGGCCTAGCATGAGCCAGGTCGCCCGGAGTCATTCGTTTGGAACTGGCATCCCAATGTCCGGGGTTGACTAGGTACTTCGCCGGGTCTTGCCCAGTACCGGGAGTCCAGTGCTCTGCTGAAATTGCTTCAGGTGCAGTTGACATTACGGTGCATTCGCTTTCGTCTTACCGGGCTTGCCACGCTGCGAAGGTGTCCGGCCCCCAGCGTACAAGTCCATCGGGACATGGATTCTCTTGCGCTTAACACCCTGCGCTGTAATTAGGTTCACATCCAATACCATTTCCGCCTTTCCATGAATCATCTGCTGCCGCTGACTGAAAATTCGTGAGACTCCGTACAGCGGATCACGCCGATGGAATGGTCGCAAGATGCGGTTGAGTCGTTCAATTTCAGGATTGCGGTCTTCCGCCCGCGAGCGTAGCCGCATGAGGTATGCCTGGTTGACTTGATCTGCAATTCTCTTCTGAGCTTGCCGGTGCTGACTGACTACTCGTGCCCGTGCGTTTCGCTGCTTTTCAGGATCGTGCTCGCTGAACTCGTCGATCATTTCCAACCCGAGAATTCCAAGACCGATAGGCCCAGCCACGCGAGCCGCCTTACCGCCAATCCGCGTAAGCCTTCCGCCTCTACCTGCGCCTCTACCCCCTGTTGCAATTATCGGGGGAGTACCTCCTGGCCCTCCCGGTACTCCTGGGCCACCGCCTGAGCCGGGGCCGAAAATTGTTCCTACAACTGTGACGAACATCGGGTTCTGTGGTGAGCCACCCAAAATTCCATGTCGCGTCGGATCAACTGCGGCCTGCGCTGCATTGCCCATCACGAATGCGTTCCTGCCGGTCAACCTTCCAAGCAGTCCGCCTCGTGCCCGGCCAGTCAATCTTGCAATTGCAAGAGCGGACATGAATGCGGCGGCACCCTGCATCACATGTCTAGTGCCCTTCGGATGGTCAAGAGCGAACTCACCCACACGTCCTAGCTGCCGCGCCAGGGGGTTCAACAGCCCCTCTAACGCCCTCGGAGCTTCCAGGGCTACAGATTGAAGGGCAATGCTCAGAGCGCGGAGAGGCTGGCCCTCACGGAATTTGCGGAATTGGTCTGCAAGGTCTGTGCCTTCCTTGTGAATTCCCTTGACCGCGTTGTCCGCTGCCACGATGTCTGCCGCGAAATTTCCTGTCGGCATCTGTGACATGAGGGTAACCAACGCACGGACACCGTGAATGCGTCCGATTGACCGCTGAAGGAATTCCACACCTTGTCCGCTGACTCCAAGCTGGGCCAGTCCTTCCATCCCGGCTGTGTCGAGCATATCCAGTTGCTCGTCTGAGAGGTTCTTCAGATTCCCGGCTCCTGAAATTCCCTTGGCCGATGCTGCTGCTATCAGCTTCCGGATCGCTGCAACTCCACCGACTCGCTGAACGAAGTCAGGTGTAATTCCAACTGCCGCTAGCTCCTTGGCCTCAGACTTGTTCGGGGCTGCGATTGACTGAAGGAGGAATTGCAGTCCTCGTGCGCCTGTGGCGGGAGTACCGCCGAAGCGGAGTGACGTGGTGAGCAAGCCGAACATCTGCTGTGGCGACACTCTGGCCAGTCGAGACACTGCCGCCAGCGGAGCTAGCTGGTTGATAATTGCAGAACCGGCAGTGACACCGCCAGGTGCGCGTCGGGTGAGTGTGACGAACCCGCGAATCAGGTCTTCGAAATTACCTTGGTTCGGAGTCCGCCCGAATGCCTGGTTCATTCCTGTTACCGCTTTGGTCAAGTCTTCTGCGCTGACCTGGGCTAGCTGTGCGCCCTTGGCCATAGCGATTGGAATGCGGGCAATTTCATCGTCAGGAATTCCCTGGACTGACGACAGGAGGTTGATCGTTGCTGCGCCAAGCTCGTTGACCGGAGTGAGAGCGTCTACCGATCCCCGCTGTAGCTCATCGAAAATTCCACGAAGCCTGTTTCCGGAAAGTTCGACCTTCTGGCCCATGTCTCCCGTTACGTCCGCGATGGACTGCATGAGAGACATCTGCGTCTGCATCTGCGAAAGCTGCCTTACAAGGCTTGTGACCCCGAAGACAGCCGTGCCCGCAATTGCATAACGAATCGTCGTGCCCAACGCACGAAGCTGATTGTTCAACGCGCCGGTAGACCGTTGCGTCTGAGTAGCGGCCTGATGAATTCCCATCATGCCACCCTGCACCTGTCCCATTACCGCACGGACGTTGCCGCCCGAAGCGGTGAAGACAGTTGCAATTCTGTTAACGATGCTTGACATTACTCAGTCGCGTCTAGTTCCACGTTCACGGCCTCTGAACGTTTACCGAAGCTCTCATCCTTTCCAGGGAATTCGATTTCAACGTACTTGTCCTCTCCTGCTTCTGGCCGGTAAATCTTCTCCCGAATTTCAGGAGACAGTTGGCGCTCATCGACAATTGCCTCTCCGCAGACTTCACAAGTGTTCCTGTGAAATTTCGGGAGACAATGGGTGTGAATTTTCCTTAGTCGCTCGGCGTAGTCAACTTCGTGTTGGAGGAAGACCCATGTGAACTGTCCGGCAGTAGCCCTTGCTGGATCAGCGCCCCAAGGAAACGTTTGGCAGCGTACCATGACCTGCCAGACAGATCGTTCCATGAAATTTCCTGCCATACTTTTTTTAGCTGTTCGAATTCCTCCGGGTCAATGCCCTCTAGTCTTGGATTGGAATTTTCCTGCATTTCTTGGAAGGCATCGTAGATGTGGTTCACGTCTATCTCATCGAGGTTTTCAGAAAGGTCACGCCCGTCCCGATAGACACGCTTTGAAATGTCCAGCGGATCGCGGATTGCTACAGCAAGCAATTCCACGCGCTGTCTATGGTCGCGGGTCATGAGGCCCGCAACGTTGTCAGGAACGTCGATCATTGCTGCGGCCATCAGTGCGCTCTCAGCTTCCGCGTCTGACGGCGGTACGAGCGCGAATCGAATTTCAGGATCGCTCGGTAGCTCGACCGTATCGAACGCGGCTTGACCTAGCCGCATGCGATCCAGCTTTCTGCTCCGGATGGATTCTTTAAGTTCCATTGTTGACATTCAGCAGTTCCCGCCTTTCCAGAATTTCCTGTGTTAGCTCTTCGCGGCGAAGAAACATTCGCCACACGTCGGGGAGGGCATAGAAGCGTTGGTTACAGGAATTACAAGTGACCTGAGCGAAGTATTCGAACATCGGCCCAGTTGCTTCTCCCTCTGTAATCGTGACCTGCGGATTGAAAGCTCCGCATGCTGGACACACCGGAGGCCCAGCTTCAATTTCAACGATGGGGTCTTGAGCGAGCCGTTCAAGTGCTGACACAGCCCGCTCAAGAAGCTCTTCCACTCGATCCGCCATACCCGCCTTTCAACTCCTTTACGGAATTGCATAACCCGGTACCGACATGTCACAGTCGAGAGTCACCGAGTCCAATGTTGATCGAATTGCAATTCGGTTCCAGTTGCAACCTCGATAGGTCACAACACGGTCACCCCTGTTTACCTGCACATCGAAGTCACGCATCGAGCGCAGTAGGGATTCGTCGTTCATTCCCGCTGAAGCTCCGTCGCGGAGCAGGACGGCAGTGAAGCTCACCGTTCCCTCGTCCGCCATGCGGATACGACGCAAGACAGGGCCGTCGTTTCCGAAGGCCCCCTGGTACGTCACTTCCTGCCGAAATTCCTCTGACATTTCCTGAACGGCTGCGAAGTGCTTTCCGTTCTCGAATGAAATGTCCAGATCGGGCGCTGTCAGTCCTTCTAGCCAAGCCACTTGAAATTACCTCCCTTCCTAAACCGTGATCGAAAGGTTGCCGGTGACCTGGACTGTCTGGATACCGCGCACAATTTCACCCTGGTAGTTGACGGTGACCTGGCGCTGGTCAACGGACGATGTTACGTCCACGCCGTAGCCGAGGGTTCCGTCGCCTTGCAGGACAGGTGACAGCCAGGAAATTCTCTCATGAAGCACAGCTTCCACGCCGGACTGAATCCGCTTGCGGACTTCCGGTGTATTGCCCTGCTGCAAGAACCCGCCGTTAAGGAGGTAATTCTTGACATCGAGGAAGACCTGATCCTCGATGATCCGAGTCATGAGGTTGTCGTGAGTCGTATCTGTGACGTACACGGTGCGCAGATGTGAAATTGAAACTGCTCCCACATCTGTAATTGCCGTCATGAGCGGAGACACCCCGCCGACGAGAAGGTCTTCGAAGTCATTCACGGCTACGCCGGAAACAACCTTCTCACGGAAGATCGGCATACCTGAAGCGTCCTTCTCAATTGCAGTTAGCTGCGGAAGCGTGAACAAGTCAAGGTCGTTGGACGGGTCACCGTTCTTTGCAACCTCAGCCGCTACACAAGCTGCCGCATATCCGCCGTCCTGAAGCGTCCCGAATGCGTCGTAAATTCCAGGGCCGACAAGACAGCTTCTCGTTGCCGCTTCCTTACCTCCTGCGGCAACTGCGGTTGCTCCTGTAATCAGAGCCGACTTGAGAGTTCCAGCCGCAAGTCCCATGATTGCAATTTGCTTCTTGTTGATGAGTGCAGCGTTAGCAGCCGACACAGCGAGAGCCGCCAAGTCAGCCTGGGTGACCGAATCCGTCAAACGAATCCGCACGTTCGGGTCACTCTCCAAGAGCGCCCATGCAATTTGACGATCCGCGAGCAGTGGTACCGAACCCTTCTTCGATGCAACTGCAATTACAGGCCCAGCGCCGCGAGCCAAGAGCGCGTCAATGAGCCGTGTAAGGCGACACGTTGCGAGAGAGCCGAATCGGGCGACTGCCTGATCGGTTCGGAGAATGGAATACATGACGTTGATCGTCGCATCACCCGCGTTGTCCATCTGCCCCTCAATTCCAATCGGAAGATAGATCGGAGACGTGAGGCGCTGGCCGAGAGTGCTGGCATCGACAACAGCGGGGAATAGCTGCGTGGTAGGTGCTGTAGGCACTACATTCCTCCTTTACTCAACAATTACAAGACTTGGCTCTTGTAATATTTCCTCGATGGTCGGAACATCTACTGTGTGAGCCATCGGTGTCCGGCTGAAGACTCTCAATTCCAACACTCCTTCGACTGTGCGGTACGTGACAACATCGTTGATCGTCTCCGTTATGAATCTCCCTCCCGAGAAGTTGAGAATTTCAATTCGTCCGTCTCCCCCATCGGCCTGCGCATCGAACGCAAGCTGGGCGAGCTTTCCGTGAAATAGCGTGTTGAGAAGTTGGTACATGCGGAGTCGTGCTGTTGTTCCGCCGCTCTTGTCGCTCGACCAAATTCCAACGTCGAAGTTTACATGATGTGACCCCGCTGCTTGCGGTGATGCCGTCTGCGATCCTGAGTCGTAGTTTGTCCGGAAGATTCCATCCCCGAAGCCGAGAAGGTTGTTGTCGATGGCATCAATTTCAAGATGCACCATCGTCCTCGGCAGAGGTACTTTGGTTCTCATGGACTCCGGAGTAGGAAATTCCATGACTAGTTCGTATGGCCCGTTGGGATTCGTCGTGGGGTTGTAGAGGCCAACCGGGTCTTGCGCTGGGTTCCGCACTGAGTTGTTGATCCCGGTTCCCACGTAGGTCTTCAACTCGCGGATCATGCTTTCCAGCCAAATTTCAGGATTGTAGGTCATGGCAACCTTCTCCCCAACATCGGCCCAGACATCGAGCCTCCACCCGGCGAAGCTGCCGCAGCGCCGTATGGAGTGAACATGGAATGTCCGCCCGCAGGAGACTGGACGGTCTGCGAGTAGCCACGAGTGACCTTGGCTTTCTTGTCCACGAAAATTTCAGCCCAGACTCGATGGTACGCCTGGGTTCGCATCATCGCTTCCAGTGTCCGCCTCAAGGACAATTTCCTAATGGGCCTACGAATGCGCCGGTCGGAAACTTGCTCATCATGAGGGTTGCGATGGATTCCATATTCGATGTAGTACGCCTCTCGGGAATCGTTGTAGAGCATCCACGTCCCGATTCCGATTCTCTTGACCTGCCAGCCGTAGAAGTAGCGTCCTGAAATTCTACGAACTGGAATCCGCCATGCCTGAGTCGGATTGCGGTTCTGAGGATCGGACGGCCCGTAGGACATGTGCTGTGCAATTCCCAGATTGGTCAGAGACATGAAGCGAGCCAGGATGTCCATTGCACGAGGTAGCTGTCCCGGTACTCCTGCTGCCCATCGAATGTAGTGCTCGATAGCGTTGATTGTGTCCGTGGAAATTTCAACGGCAGACATACCGTTGACAGTTCGCATCTTGGCAGTTTGCTGGGCTGTGGAAAGAAGCGATGGCATTACGTCACGTTGTCCACTAGTCGTGCGCCAATTTCCCAATGGTGCGCTGGGTTACCGTCCGCTGGGTCAGGAATCAGGTTCGCGTTGATGACTGTGAATTGCTCACCGTTGTAGATCAGGAAGTCCTCACCGGCTCTGCCCCAATTTCTGAAATTCAGAGTGGTGCCTAGCCACTGATAAGGAAAGATTCCCAGATGGTCGTCTGCTTGAATTTCACCGAACATCTGAATCAACTGCTCGGTAGAGAGCCTTGTAGCTCGGGTTGACTGAATTGGTTGCATGAATGCCTTGACAACCAAGTCTGTAATTCCCGCAGTCGGAAGCATTCCGTTTGGATCGCACACTGGCTCAAGCGGGTGCTCGATGTGCCAGATTGGATCGCGGAATCCTTCCGGTGTCCGACAAGGGCACGGAACCATGGACTCACTGCGCCGGTAGCGCACGTCAGAGCCGCTGATTTGCAATCTTGCCAGGAAGCGGGGAACGTTGGTCACTGTGTAAGCGCCTCGATTGTCCACTCATTGACTGACCACGTTGAACCCGCTACGTCAATTTCCTCTAGGAGCATGACGACACTGAAGCTAAGGCCCAGATCGCGGTTGGCCCATTCGATCAACTGCTCGATGTTGCTCAATCCCTTTGAAATTTCAGACTGGCTAGCTGTGCCTGCCGACTGACTGACAAGACCGGCTGTGTAGCTGTCACTCGTTCCTGCCGCAATCGAAGTAACGATGCTGGACAGGTACGTGCGGGCGAGCGTGAGAAACGTAATTCCGCTCTTCTGTTTCGGAGTCACGGTCGCCGGATCAATGACGTATGGATCGTCTACCCGGAAGACATCTGAAATTACTGCCTCCGCTTCTTGCAGCGCAACGTTCTCATCGGCCATTGGATCACGGAGCATCACTCGATTGACAATTTGCTGAACGAGGGTTGTCGTTCCGCCCTGAAGCGGCTCGGAGTACGGCGTGTATGCACCCTTGCTGTCTTTCCAGCGAATGCGGAACCAATTGTTGAGCGCAGTCGCATCGTCCGTGGTGTACCGACTGATGTAATCCGGATACGCACCGATGGCGCTGACCATTTCAATTTCACTGAATGGGCCGTCCTTCGAAGATGCTTCCTCGATGTGAAGCTCGGTGATGTCCGGTTCTATTGGGGGAGTGAAATCGAGCGGGACACTGGCCATTAGATCGTGCCTCCCAGTTTGGCGTCTTCATCTTCTGTTCCTGTAATTCTCCCAGGCTCAAGAGTGCCAGAGCGCAGATCGGGAGTCGTATCTCGGATTGACAATTCCGGAGCATCCCCAACAGCCGCAAGCAGCGTGGGCTTCTCCATCCGGGTTGCCAGCATCGAGCGAATGTACGGAAGGGGAGCCTCACCCCGGAAAATCACCCGCAGGAATCCGAGGCTGAAAATTACATTGACGGCCATGACAAAGCTCTTGAACTTCCGCAGTGCCATGGTCGGATCGAGGGTGACTGAAGTTGCCAAGGATCGGGCCGCTGTCAGACGCTTCGTGAGCGCCGCTGAGAGCGTCACTGAGGCCACGATAGCCCTGACCCTTACTGTGGAGCGCCCCAGCGTGGCAGGCAGGGAGAGAGCCAATGAGAGCGTCCGGTAGAAGAACGCTTTTCGGGCCATGTTGGGCTGTGTATCCAGAATTACAGCCATCAGGCGATAGCGGGTCGATTTCGTCGTCATCGCGGCTGTGAAATTCAGGTTCGCGCTCAGGGTTCGCCAGAAGGTCTTCCTCAGCGTCATTGCGTTCGTGAACGTGACCGTGGCAGCGATAGCTCTTGCGTACCCGCGCACACGGGTCTGTGCGGCTGTGAACGTCACGGTTACCGCCAACAGCCTGTAATACAGCGCCAGCCTTGTGAGCGCGGCAGTCAGGGTCACGTTAGCCGCCAGCGTTCGCAAATATTTCACAACCCTCGTCTGAGTAACTGTGAAGGTGATCGAGCCAGCCAGCGCCCGCAGGTAGAGCACACGGTTGGCCATTGTGTTTGTGAACGTCACCGTCACCGGCATTGCAAAGAACCGGGACTTCAGCGGAGTCATGGTGTTTGTGAAGGTGATGCTTGCCGCCAGCGTCTTGAATAATTGCCAAACAAGAGTCGGGGTGAAGGTGATGTTTGCCGACAGAGTTCTCAGGAATTTCGTGACCTTCACCATCGTCGGCGTCAGCGTCATGTTGGCGCTCAAGGTGCGCCAGTAGGTAATTCGGTTGGCCATGACATTCGTGAAGGTGATGTTGACCGGCATGCTGAAGAATCGAGATTTCACCGGAGTCATCACGTTCGTGAATGTAATTGTCTGCGCCAAGGTCTTGAAGAACGTCCAGACCTGAGTGACGGTGAACGTGACCGTCACCGGCATGGCTCGCAGGAAAAGACTCCGGAACGTCATAGCCGGTGTGAAGGTGATTCCGGCGTTGAAAACCTTCGGGACAATCTTGAATTTCGTCATGGTGTTCGTGAACGTGATCCCAGCATTGAAATTTCTGGGGTAGAACTTGGACGCCTGGATCGTGTTCGTGAATGTGATCGAAGCTGTCATCAGCCGGTAGTAGAGCGCCAGCCGAGCCATCGTCGCTGAAATTGTCACCGTGACCGCGAGCAGACGGAGGAAGAGAGACACCTTCGTCATGGTCGGAGTCAGCGTCACCGTTACCGGCATGCTCCGGAAGCGCAAAGCGAACTTGGTCATTGCCGCTGTGAACGTGACCGTTGCATCCAACTGGCGCGGGAATTTCTTTTGAGCGGTCATAGCCGCTGTCAGAGTGGCCGTCACTGCCAGCGTCTTCAAGAACGTCCAAACCTGAGCCGGTGTCAATGTAATTGTCACAGCCATGGTTTTCAGGAACGTCCAGACGAGCGCAACCGTGAAGGTCACATTCGCGGCCAGTGTTCGCTTGAAAGTCGCCACCTTTGTCATTGCCACAGTCAAGGTTGCGGTTACCGCCAAGGTGCGCCAGTAGGTCACTTGCGTTGTCATCGCCGGAGTGAATGTAATTCCAGCCGCAAGAGTGATCGGAGTCTGAGTACCCGCAGGCCCAGGCTTGCCCTTGAGGTTAATTACACGACTGACGAATGATCGTCCGAACCTAGCCATTAAGCAGGAACCTCAATCGGGGTTTCCCAACCTTCCGGAACGAACAA